CATGGATTGGGTGGCTTGCTACCTGATCTGTTACCAAATTGACGAAAGGAGATTTGCTGTATGCCTGCTATTGCTGTGAGCCGAAAGAGAACAAGTGGCCCCGGTTTCAACTCTAATCAAGTTGAAATTGGCCGTCAAAAGGTTTGGTCCAAGATGAGTGGGTCTTATGTAATAGACGCACCCATCATGGCTTCGCCCAACAACGGCTTTTACAAGGTCACGTGGGATAATATCCACAAAGAGTTCGTTAAGCGCGGCGCGAAGATCACAAGATCTAAACGTCGTTATGCTGACGACCTTGGCGGGGATTTTTCCTCTCTGGAAGCAAGCGATGAAGGGTTCGTGCGGGGCGTCGGGCACTATGCATGCGAGGATGGGTACTCAAAGACCACTTATGATGGTGGTTTTGTACCTTACTCGCAACATCAGTATCCCGGCATTAGTACCGCCGATCTTACTGGTATGGGAGACACCGGGAGATATTCCGGTGGCTTCGGTTTAGCCAGTACAGCAGAGGGCGTCCAGGCCTGGAAAAGATTCAGGCCGAAGCTGTACGTTGCTGATATGGGTCAGTTTGTTGGAGAAATCCGCGAAACTCTCCCAATGCTACGTACTTCAGCCAGTATGTTCTCACGTCAATTTCTTGACGTGTTTGGCACGTCTATGCGTCACCAAAAGGTGATGAGCAAGACTATTTCGAACCACTGGTTGAATGCTCAGTTTGGCTGGGCACCGTTTGTATCCGATCTCACGAAGTTCCTGACGAAATTCAGGAGCGTCGATCAACGTCTGCAGCAATGCATACGTGATAATGGGAAGGACATACGACGGCGGGGCGTCTTAGGAAGTACGATGGCTGGATCAGGTGATGTAGAGGTGGTCACGAGTAATGGTATCCCTGGTTGGGATACTATATACGTGCAACCATTTTCCCTCTACAATGGCTTGATCAATCCATACAGCGGGCACGTTAAAAGCACTATGATACGTACTATAAAGTATCAAACGTGGTTTTCGGCGTGTTTTAGGTACTGGGTTCCGAGCTTTGAGAGCAATGACTTCGCTCTTGAGCGCGCATTGAATTATATGCGCATGTTCGGACTCAGAATTACGCCTTCGCTGGTGTACAACCTCACTCCCTGGTCGTGGATGGCTGATTGGTTTGGCAATGTTGGCGATAATATCGACAACTATACTGCTAGCCAAGATGACAATCTCACGGCCAAGTATGCATACATTATGAAGACCATCACTGAGGAAGTTATCAATGATTCGTACATTAAGTGCGGAGGGACGGAAGTCTCTGGTCTTCGTTGGCGTCGCGGCGTTGTTGCCAAGACGCGTGTGCAGGCGAGTCAATTTGGTTTCTCTATTACCATGCCGGAATTTTCGACATGGCAATGGTCTATCTTAGCGGCATTAGGCTTCTCTCGATTGAATATTGAGAGTCGCCGCCGTTAAGCACAGCTCTGGACCTGTAAATTGTCGAGGAAGAAGGGAACCCTCGGCTTTGGTCCACAGTTTAACACTCCCATGACTTTAGGAGGTCAACCATGGCACTCTCAGATCCCCAAACCATCACCATCAACGCTGTAGCACAAGTCTGCGCTCTTGTGAGCGCAGACGCCACGAAGTCGGTCTATATGACCCCTGATGAGGTGTACCGTTTTACGGTCTCTCACCAGGCATCCGGAAACCGGGTGCGGCGCATGGTTCGCATCGACAAAAAAGTCGTTGCTGCCGATCCTCTGACGGCGGTTAACGCCTATCAGAGCCTCGGCATCTACATCGTCGTCGACGAACCCGCCAATGGCGCGTTCGCTGATGCCGACATTCAGTTGATCTTGACAGGCTTCAAAACCTGGCTCGATGCAACGAATTTCGGGAAGGTGCTAACATCACAGCATTAACAACGCTGTGGTAGTGCATCTTCGTCTCTCATACAAACTGTGAGAGGGTGTTGGTTTGCATCCCCATATAGGGGATGAGACTGTCGTGGCTAGATGCGTACCTCCAGTAGGGGGACACATGAAAAGCTACGAAAGTGACCAAATAGAGTTGATGACCTGCGTCTTTCGAGACGCCGGCATCAGGTGTGCTGCCACTTCGTCCGTTTTACGTGATCTCGTGACGATGAGATCACGGGTCGAACGCGAAGGGTTGTCATTTCTGACGATAACCCTCCCTAGCTACGGAAAGGACCTAGAACAGGCCCTAAACCAAGGCTATGTTGACTCAACGCTCTTCAGAAGCTTCAAGAAGAACGGAGCAATCCCTGCGTTTTTGCAAGGTATGCTCAGTCAGGTGTTCGACCGGGATACAGGAAGGAGATTAGATGATGTCGATAGGCAAATTAGTACTCAGGCTATTGTGGGCATTCGCCAATGTGCTTATGCTCTCAAAAAGCTTGAAAAAGACTGCACCCCCGAAAGGGTCCAGTCCGCCCTCGACCGATTCAAGTCCGTTGAACACGAACTTGGCGGGATCAGACTCCGGGATTGTGACGTTAACGATTTTGTTAGCGTTGCTTCTCACCTCTGGGGTTGCTGCGGTAGCTTTAGTGCTGCCTTGGTTATTCCCAGACATGGACCTGGAGCAACTGCTGAACATATTGCGGGAAACCGTAAATATGTATGGCAGTACTGGTACGATCGATTAGAACCCTTCTTCCCACTCCTCGACACGGCTTATTCATTAAGCGCGTACGGGGAACAGGAGTTCGAGAACGTAACGATCGTTTCTGAGGAACAGGAGTTACCCGTAAGGGTGACTCCTGTTCCAAAGACCCAAAAAGGACCCAGAATCATTGCCATTGAACCTACGTGCATGCAATATGCGCAACAGGCGATTCGTGAGTTTCTCTATGAAACCATCGAATCATCCTATTTCTCTGCTGGTCACGTGAATTTTACGAATCAGCAGGTTAATAGGGACTTGGCGATGAGTGCGTCGAAAGACGGTCTCATGGCGACATTAGACCTCTCAGATGCTAGTGACCGTGTTTTGCACGAACTAGCTATGAGGATGTTTGACTGCAGCCCTGATCTTCGGGATGCTGTTAACGCGTGTCGGTCGACCCGTGCAATTCTTCCAGACGGTACCGTTATAGGACCGTTGAAGAAGTTTGCATCGATGGGGAGTGCTCTTTGTTTCCCTGTAGAGTCAATGTACTTCTATACAATTTGTATAGTGGCTCTGCTGAAGGAGCAAAACCTTCCTGAGACGCCTCGCAACATTTTTAATGTGTCGCGGGATGTCTATGTTTACGGGGACGATATCATCGTTCCCAGTAAGCATGCAGCAGCTGTCAGTGAATACCTGCAAAAGTACTGTTGCAAGGTAAACTTCTCCAAGTCCCACTGGGCCGGAAGGTTCAGGGAGTCTTGCGGGATGGACGCGTATGAGGGTGTAGATGTTACACCAGTTTACATTCATACAACGCGCCCGACTGACAGGCGGCAAGCACGAAGTCTGATCTCTTGGATATCTTCAATGAATGCCCTCTATAAGAGGGGTTTCGTTGAGGCCAGCTCACACATACAAAAAATCTGTGAGCGTTATTTAGGGCCTTTGCCTGTCGTAACAGAAGACAGTACCGTGCTTGGACGTGTCCTTGATGCACCCCTAACGATTGGAAGATACGCGCCAAAGGTCTTGACGACCGATGTGCTAGCTCAGGTAACACCTGGGCTATTCTTCTGGAAGAAGAAGCGTACGTTAGGTTCTACCCAGATCTCAGAAGTTCGAGGCTGGGTTGCATCGCCAATTCGTAGCACTGACGAATTGGATGGATACGGTGCTCTCATGAAAAGTCTGCTGTTGCTGGCTCGATCTGCGCATAATATTGCGCTTGACGAGACCATCTTAACCATGAAGGACCTTGCCGATTTATTCGGTAGTGGTTCAGCAGTGGCTACAGATCATCTTGAGAGATCCGTACGGCGCGACGCCGTCACACTCAAACGTCGCTGGTGTGCTGCCCGTTAAAGGGCAGAACAAGGCCGTAAGGCCATGGTGGGGCTCACGACGTGAACCCAGAGGTCAGGTACATTAAGTATGCTTTGCTGTGTTTCCTTTCTGAACATAGCAGGTGTATCTTAGTACCCCCAATGGAGCGCACTTCGCAGTGCAGCT